CAAGGAATGGGCTATCGAAGGCGATCAGATGACGGGCATCCGGCTGTGGCTGCAGGATCGTATCAAACACCTGGCGATCGTCACCCGGACCCCGCTGCAATACCTGGAGGCGGGCGTTAGCACAACGCTCTCGGGCGTAGCGCTCCAACAGCTCGAAGGTGCCCTGGCCGACAAGGTCAAGGAAGCGCAAACCCTCCTCGGTAGTTCGTATCGCCGTATGTTCGGCCTGGCGATGCAAGCGTGCGGTCTGCAAAATGCACAAGTCGCTGTCGCCTGGGAACAGCCCTATGCCCAGGACACGACAGCCCAGGACCAGGGTGAATTCAAACTCGGGCTGCTCACGGCAAAGGCGTACCACATGCGCCGGGGCATGACAGAGGAGGCCGCGCAGCAGTTGGTCGACGAACTGGCAGCAGAAAAAGACACGCAGACAGAGCAGTTGTTCGGCAAGGCGACACCTCCAGCTGCCTAGGACATGCCGCATATCGGACCGCTCAATAGTCTGGCATCAACCGCCTACACAGGCGCGGACCTGGCCGTCAAAGGCTACCTCAACGACCTGAGCGCGTTGCTCGTGAGCAAGGGCGGCGCGGTCTTCAATTACAAGGTGGCCCGCAATGCAGCAGAGGAACTCCGGTACACGTGGGTCCTGCAGACGGGCAAGAAGTTGAACCAGGACGTCCAGGCGATCGTCGACGGGCTCAAGAAACAGAACATGGCAGAACTGCAACCGCTCATCGAACAAATCGAACATCAGCGCACGCTCCTCCCCGGCGCGTTCTCCCTCACCGCACTCTTCAACACGGTCTGGGATAAGGACATCTGGCAAGCGATCAACGTCTCGCGGGCACAATGGCATAGTCTCAGCGGAAGTCTGTGGCGTATCGCAGATCAGGCACAAACCACGGCCCTCGCCCTCATCGAACAGGCAAGCAGAGAGGGGCTCGCCTTCAATAAGGTGAAAGCCGACCTCGAGGCCCTCCTGACAGAAAAAGGAGCGGCAAGCATGGAGTACAACGTGCGCCGGCTCTGGGCAACGGAACTTCGACGCAACCGGATCGTGGCAGAGCAGACGATCTGGAAGTCCGTGGGCGTCGTCAAGGAAGTCAAACTCTACCGCGCAGCGGACGCGGACCTGACGTGCCAACTCTGCGGCAACGCGATCGGGTACAAGGCTGGCGACGAACGGATCGTCCCGTTCGACTGGCCCGAGATGCCTCCGTATCATCCCTGGTGCAAATGCAACAGCCGGCCAGTCGAACCGACGAAAAAGGAGCTGAAAACCTACCTCGACAAGAAGTATGGTGAGCTGCCGCTGGCACAATTCCAGGGCCCGAGCATCCTGACGGCTCTCCTCCCGAAAGGAACGCCCGCGCAGAAAGTCCCAACACATGCAGAGGTCGAGCAGGCATTCCAGGACGCACACATCGAGGACAACCTGCGGGACTTCGACAAGCAGCTCGACAAGATGTTCCGAGCGCTCACGAAACAAGGCTGGCTCCCCATCCAGAACGACAACCTGCGCCTCGAGATGCACAGCCGCCTGGACCATATGGTCGGGCAGTTTGGAACTCCAAAGTGGACCCTGACCAAAGGAGGCGGCGGCAGCAGCGGCGGGTATTACTGGCAAGGGCATGGCGGCGAGATTATCATTGACCCGAAAAAGTTCCCTGGCGTAACCAGGATGCTGGACGTGTCGATCCACGAATATGGCCACTACCTCGCGAACGTCCTCGACGACATGAGCACCATGCGGAACACCTGGCTCAATGGCACGCAGTTGAATCAGGCACGCGAGGCAATCCAGGCGGCAATGGGACAGCTCAAGGACTATGCCTTCCGGACCATGACAGAGACGATACGAGCGCCTGGCAAAATGGATCGCCTAGCCCAGCAGATACTCAACTATGGCAGCAAGACACCGCTCCCGCAGAACGTCCTCGACCTCCAGAAAGCAGCACAGCAGTTGAAGGGCATGCTGGATTCGAACGCCGCAGTCGGCCGGCAGTTCGGCGCGGGCTTCTGGGATTTGACCGGCGGGCGCCTTCCCGACTCTGGTGCCGCTCACGCCGTGACCTACTTCAAGCGAACCGACTACATGCACTGGCCCAAAACCGGCAACATCGGCATGGTGGAACAGGAAACGCTCAACGAATTCACGACTGGCTACCTCCTCGGGAACCCAGGACAACGGGCAGTCATCGACGACCGCATGTACGATTGGGTACCGGACCTCTGGACCGCGATGCACCGCTGGATTGACTTGATTCTCGGCATATGAAAGCCCTGACGCCCCGCCAAAAGGTTTACAGGCAACGACTGGCAGCCCAGTCGAACCAGCGACAAGCGACTGGCTTTACCTGCCAGGACCTTTCCAAGTTGACAGTTCCGCTTACACTATACATGACGGCGCTCGACGACATGAACCAATGGAGACGCCGCGCGCTCGAAGCTGAGAGCCGGAAGTTCGGTGCCAGCGACATCCTGGGTGAAGGCAGGTTGCCCAGCCTCAAACGACAAAATGGCAACTGTGAGAATTCGTAACAAAACCGTTCGCCGTCGTTAAGGCGTTAAAAGGAGAACACAATGCCAACCGCAGAAGAACTGAAGGCGATTGCTGACAAGGCCGCTGCCGACAAAGCAGCCGCTGATGCAGCAACCGGCACCGCGACGACGGTCGTTAAAACGGAAGGTGCCGAAGGTGAACCAAAGCATGAAGCAACCGTCCCCTATGAACGCTTCGACGAAATCAACAAGGAGCTCAAGGCCCGCAAGATTGCCGACGACGCACGTGATGCAAAGGAAGCAGCGGCGGCAACCGAGGCCCTGAAGAAGAAAGGTGAGTGGGAGACGATCGCGAACCAGAAAGATAAGGAACTTGCAGCAGCAAAAGAAGCTCTCAAAACCAGCGCCCTGAAACAGGTCGCCTTGGTGGCTGCAATAGCCGGAAACGCCGTCGACCCTGATGCCGTCTGGGCCCTCCTCGACAAGAGTGACCTCAAGGTGGCAGACGATGGGACCGTCACGGGCGTAGAAGAGGCTGTCAAGAAACTGCTCGCAAGCAAACCCTATCTCGTCAAACAAGCGAACGCCGGCTACCCGATGGGCGCTGGCGGGACAGGCGGTAGTCTGACGACTGAGGAGATCGGGAAACTGACCCCAGCACAGTACCGTGAATGGAGGACCAAACACCCAGACGCGTAGGAGGCGTCTAACACATGGCTAATGCAATTCTCACCCCGCAGGTCATCGCCCGAGAGGCGCTCCTGCAACTACAGAACAACCTGGTCATGGGCAACCTGGTCAGGCGCGATGCGGTAACCGAGTTCTCGGCTGTTGTCGGCGACACCGTCACCATCCGAAAGCCGGCTACGTTCGTAGCAGCCGACATGCCTATTGCCGCGAACCAGGACCTCAAGGAAGTAGGCATCCCCGTCGTCATGAGCAAGTGGCGTGGCGTCCGGTTCGGTCTCACGGCAAAAGAGGCGGCAATGAGCCTCAAGGACTACAGCGAACGGGCAATCACCCCAGCCGTCGCTGCGATCGCCCAGGATATCGACGCCTTCCTCTGCGGTCTCCTCCAGCAACTGCCCTACAAGAAAGTGCAGACGTCGGGAACCGTCCTCATCGGCGACATCGCAGGACTGGCAGCCGACCTGAGTGGCCGCAAGGTTCCACTCCCGAACCGCCGGCTCGTCCTCGACGTGGCAAGCGCAGCCAAGTACAAGGTGCTTGCCCCCATCCTCGACGCATCACAGCGCGGGAACAACGCAGCTATTGCCGACGCACGAATCGGTCCTCTCATGGGCTTCGATACCTGGGAGGATCAGAACGTCAAGACCGAGGGCATCATCGCCGGAAGTTTCGTGACAGCGACATCCCCAGCGACAGCCGCCCTGGGCGTGGAGACATTCGTCTCTATTGCCACAGCCGCGACCGCCGGTCTCCTCCCCGCCGGTACGACCTTCACCATCGCCGGCGATTCACAGATCTACTCCCTGACAGAAGATGCGACACAGGTTGCTGCGGTCGGCTGCACGCTCAAGTTCAGCCCGCCTCTCCAAGTCGCCATCGTCTCAGCCCAGGCCATCACCATCGGGACCCCTGCCAGCTCGGGCAAGAGCGAGAGCGCAGCCTTCCACAGAGATTGCCTGACCCTCGTGACATGCCCTCTGGCAAAGCCCGCTGGGACCCCTTCGGAGGTCATCACGGACGGCGGCATGAGCATTCGCGTCGTGTACGCCTTTGACCAAGCAACATGGAGTGACATCATCGCCCTGGACGTCCTCTATGGCGGCCGCGTGCTGAACGTTGAGCTCGGCGAGCGCCTCATCGGTCAGTAGGCCCCGACCTCGGGCCTGTTGATAGGAAGTTGACATGAACGACTTCATCTGTCCTTATTGCGGCGCGGAAGCTGCGACGCTCGAAGGCATAGCGGCACACAAACCGATCTGCCCTCAGAATCCACTTGTTACCGGCGTCGCCCTCGGTTCCCCTTTGGTCGTGGGACCCGAGGGCTCTGATGCCTCCGGAACAGGAACCTGGGCAAACCCATACAAGACCTTGTCCAAGGCACTAACGATGGTCACAGTCAACCGCACAACGATCTTCATGCTGCCCGGCCAGTACGTTGAGCCGGCGATCATCAGCTGGCCGAATATCTCCGGCATTTCCGTCATCGGGCTCGGGAGCGTTTCTATCAGCAACGGCAACGCCGCCGCAGCCGTCATCGACATCAACCCGCTGTACACGGCTTCCACGTTCTCCGTCACGTTGAAAGACATCAACATCGCCGCTGCAGACCAGATTGGTGTGCAGATCAACAACGCGCACATGAGCAAGAAACTCAACATCTACCTCGACAGGGTATCAACAGAGATGGACACGCCGGACCAAGGTGCCGACAGTGACTCAATTTCGATGGCAAACGCGGTGACCACACAGGCCATCCGCATCTATGCCCGCGACTGTTCCTTCGAGGGGCTGGTCCACATCACGACCGCAAACGCTGGCGGGCGCTACCGCTTTAGAAACTGTGACTTCCTTGCTGGCGTGACTACTGCAGGCGCCGTTGCTGCAGAGTTCACGTTCCTGGCATGCATTTCCAACGCAGCCATCACGAGGGGAAGCGAAACTGCCAACTTCGCCAACAAGGGTTGCCTGCTGGGAACTGACGCTGACCCCGCCATTTACTCTGACTGGGCCGACGTTGTTGCGACGAACTAGAAGTGACCACTTGTGGGGGCTCCGGTCGTCTAATTGGAGCGACTGACACCCCCACATCAGAGGAGTTGCGATGAATGAATACCTGTGCAAATACTGTGGTATCGAGTGCGCGACGATCCAGGCAAAGGTTGGACACGAAGCGCTCTGCACTCGGAACCCAGGCAATTGCCACGTAGAAGCGCCTGCTCCCGAGACAAGGGTGCCTGAGACGTACAAAACTACGCCCGTTCCAGAAAAGCCCCACGTTGAGGCCGTAGCGAAGGCAAAAGCACATACGGTGCCGAAACCAAAAGCGAAGGCCGTGCACAAGGGGCCTAAATGACCGTCATCCTGGCCCTAGCGGCTGTCAAACGACAGTCGGCGCTCATCGGCCAGTACATGACCGACGCAGAAGTGACCGCTGCCATCAATGACTTCACTGGCAGCGCAGTCGACGTCCTGGCAGCGGACATCCCAAGCATTGCCATCGGCTGCCTGCAGTACGCTCGGGGCCTGATTCCCACAAGCAAGAGCATCGGGAACATCAGCCTGGCCTACGAGGCGGTTGACGTATCAATCGCGGCCATCGATCCAGGCGGGAACATCCCGCTCACGCGACCGGTGTTCGAGCTCGGAGAGCAAGAGGTCTAATGGAAAAGGCGCTGCTCCTCTTGCTGAACCAATCCGTGACCATCACCCCGGCGACGGGACTTGATGGAGACGGCATGGAAACCTACGGAACGGCCGTGGTAGTCCAGGCGATCATCTTTCAGCAACAGAAGCTCGTCCTAGGCCCGCTCGGTGACACCGTAGTCAGCACCTCGCAAATCTATGTGGACGGCATAACGGCCGTCACCACAAGCAGCAAGATCGTACTCCCCGACGGGACGGCTCCGCTGATCCTGGCGGTCTCCACGTTCCCAGACCAATACGGCGCCATCCACCACAAAGTGATCTTCACATGAGCACAGACTATGGCTTCAAACTGGACGCTCGAGAGTTCATGGACGGCCTGGACAAGTACCAGAAGAAAGTCCAGGAGGCGGTTGGGCTCGCTTTGTTTTTCGAGGCAACCGACATCATGGAAAAACCCAACGGGGCGCGGGACCAGGCGCCCGTCGACGCCGGCGGTTTACGCGAGTCCGGCAAGGTTCTTCCCGCTCAATACGATTTCAGCAGCGTTCTCGTTAAGATTGGATTCGGCGACACGGCTGTTAAGTACGCACACCGGCAGCATGAGGAGCTCGAGTGGCGGCACCCGAAACATGGTAAAGCCAAGTACCTCGAGGACCCCATCAACGAAGCACAGCCAGGATTCCTCGCTCGCATTGCAGCACGCATCAAAGGAGTCATCAAATGATGCTCGACGACATCGCGGCGTTCCTCGCAACTTCCTCCCTGGGGACCGTCGGCACAAGCATCTTCAAAGGGCACAAACCGGCAACACCGGACAAGTGCCTGACGCTCTACCAGTACGCTGGGGAACCGCCGGCCCTGGTCCGAGGCGCGAGCTACGAATACCCAGGACTGCAAATCTGGTCACGCAGCAAAACGCCTGCAGAAGCACTGACGATGTTGGACGCCGTGGTGAACTTCCTGCACGGCAAAACCGAGTACACCACCGCCTACGCCCGCTACCTGGCCCTCGAGGCCCGACAGAGTCCGGCGGCAATGGGACTCGACGACAACGGTCGAACCGAGTACGTCGTGAACTTTCGAGTCATCATGACTCGAGCATAAGGAGACAACATGGCTTCGCAAGCGCAAACCAGTTTTGGTGTAAGTCTGCTCCGGGGCGTTACTCCCATTGCAGAAATCACGTCCCTCACCCCGCCAACATTCAACAGTGAG